AGGATTGTATCAGAAGAGTTATGACATCATGATGCACCACCTATACAGAAATATTGGTAATAGGGAGTTCACTTATGATGGCTATGGCGATGCTATTGGTGAATTGTCAAACCCATTTTACAATATGACGCATTTTGTTCCTTGGTTTTTAACTGATGAAGATAAAAACAGCAAGTCAAATTATTTGGATTATGTAAGAGACGTGTATGGGGCAACATTAAGCGTTAAAAATTTAAATTCTAGAATTACATATGGCGATACATTTGATAAAGACATTATAAACGACACCGTATTTTATAGAACTAGTGATGATTCTGTTAGAGTTGGTGCTGTACCTACAAGTAGGCTGATAGATGGTATGACCATAAATCCTAATTCAGACAGATTTTCAGACACAAAATTGGGTGTAGTTAGCCGTGAATATGCTAAAGGTAATCTTGAAAACGCTCAAGCTAGTAATGACTTAAAAGCCACAAATAGGGAAACAGGTAAATCAAATTATTTTATTACATTTAATCTACCTGATTATTTTGGATTTAATCAAGAGGCTATTAACAATAGCATACTTGATAAGGTTTTAGGTGATGATGGAAGGTTTGAAAGTTTAAGCCCATTAGAATTCACTGATGGACCAGTTTACACTAAGAATTTTGGTCATTACGATGACCTTGGGGCATATAGCGGCTATTTTAATTCATTAGGAAACAAATCAAAACAATATTATTATGCCAATACATCTGAAAGAAAGTATTATATATCTGCTTTCAATGGAATAGTTCCAGGTTTCGAAAAAGATGCCACTGATAAGTATACCATAAGATATATCTTTAACACATTACAGACTCATAGTAATGTAATGAGTTCAGCAGGAGGTGGAGTATATGTATATGGCGAAGGTGAAAAAGGAACAGCACATGACTTTTTCTATGGTAGTTTTAATGAGGGTACAATGTTCTCATTATATACAACTTATGGAACAGGGCTAGCTGCTAATGACCTTTTGAAAAAGACAAATGATGCATTCAGAAATGAAAAGTATAACACAATCATTTCAAGATTTCATACAAATAGTCAAGTAGATACTACTGACACAACACAGACTGCCATAAGTAAACAATATGGTATGTCTCATGGTAGAAACCTTTTAAAGCGTAACCACGTTGGTGCTAAGACAAATGGATATGAAGACCCATATTGCAGAGTTTGGACTTATCACCATCAGTATAAATCATTGCAAGACACAATACGACCATTTGATAGCGAATATGATGCTGACACATTATATAATTCATATAATTTCAGCGCATTCACAGCAAATCATTTGGGTTCTGATTTTGAAAATGGCAGAAAAAGACTTGAGAGATATGGTTCTCTTAACAAAAATGGATTTGTCAATATAACACCAGTAGATTGTGGCGATGAAAATAAGAAGGTTGATATTAGAAATTGTATGTTTTCTATTGAAAACCTTGCTTGGAAGGATATGTTTAGCACAGATAACGCATCAAGAGAAACATTTCAATCAGGAGGTTTGTCACCAGAACAAAAGGGTCCATTTGGAGGTAGAATAATGTGGTTTCCTCCTTATGGATTGTCATTCAATGAGGATGTAAGCGTAGACTGGACTGAAACAAAGTTTATTGGACGTGGAGAAGGTATATACACATACACAAATACCACAAGAACAGGAACTTTGAACTTTAAAATATTGGTTGACCACCCTTCAATTATTAACTATTGGGAAAATAGAAACAAGGATAATTCAGGCTCTGTTGATGACGTTGACAGCCCTGAACAAGAGATACTTAGATTCTTTGCGGGCTGTGATATGCTTGTAAGTAAGCCTGGTCCTGTACCTGATGCAAGCCAAGAATCAGTTACTGGAGATGAGGCAATACCTACGCCAACTACTGAGTGTGTTAGATTTTTCGTATTTTTCCCTAATAACTATAGTGGCATAGACGATGGATATGATTTTGCAATTAACTATATTGCTAATGGATTAGGCGCTGGTATTGAAAAGAAGTGGACTAAGAATTCAAAAGGTATTTGTACTCAAAGCACTGAGGCTAAGAGATATGAAATTCCAAAGGCGCCAGCAGAAAATGGCTATGGCGGTTATGAAGTAAGACCAGGAAAGCCTATAAGTATTGTTAAGACACAAACAAAGGGTGATTTACATATTGCTGATGTTAAGATAGGAAATGGCATTGCATGTAATAATGGTTACACATCTTTATTTGCAGCAGATGGCGGCGATGGCGACAAATGGTGGGAAAAGAAGTGGTATTACAGAATAGATGCTGAATATAAATGGCAAAAGTTAAAGAAAGAAAGTTATATTGATTCTAATAGCTTTGGTCTTAATTCAACTGCTGGTTTAAAGCGAATTGCTGAATCATTAAAAGTTGAAGTTGGCGATGCTAAATTAATTGCATTTACTGATGTTTATGCAGCATTTGAATCAACAGGTCCTATCACATCTTCACTTGAAAGCCTTTATGATGAGTCCAATGTTAATATGTTACTTGGATTAAAGAAGAATAAGAGCATTGACCACATAGAATGTATTGGTATGGCATCAAATCAAGGTCACGAAAAGTTAAATCCTAAGTTAGCTCATAATCGTGCATATACAATACAACAGTGGTTACGTTCTAAAGGCTTATGTGACGATGAAAAAATTACAATATCATATGAGCAGATGGGTGGTACTGACGAAGGTATAAATGTCGGTGACGAAAGTTCATTTGATAACAAGAAATGGCGTTGCTGTGAGGTTAGTATATATGTAAAAAAGGAAGAATCAAAGACTCTTCAAGCAGCAGCAACTGAAAATGTATTACCTGGTAATGCTTCAATGGATAGCTCATTATCACAAAACCATGAACTTAATATAGTCAAGGGAGATACTACTAACATAGGTATAAGCAGAATACCTTCTTGGAAAGATTTGAGTGGAAATAAGTTCTTTGATACGTCTGAAAAGTCTGATAGAATTACTGATATTAGACTTAATAAGATGAATGATGGAATAAATGGATTGACATTGAATAACAGAGAGTCATACAGAAACGGAAACGTTACAATGAATGGTCAATTTAATGCTGTTAACGATTTCCAAAATCAAGCAAAGAATTTCCAACCAAATGCGCTTGCTTATGCAACCAATTACAATAGGGTAAAGAGTGAGGATAATGTTTCAGTAGACCGTATGCACGATAATGCTGCAAAGACTAATCAATCTCTTAACAATAGTGAAGAAGAAAAGGCATCTTACGATATTGGAGAAACAAGTAGAGACGGAACTGGAGTAAGATATGATAATGAGGCTAAGTTCTTTAGAATGTTGGAGAAAGAAGAACCATTCTTACACCGTAAGATAAGTGATAAAATTAAATTCTTTGACCCTGCATTCCACTCTGTTTCTCCTGAAGGATTCAATGCAAGATTGACATTCTTACATCAGTGTACAAGACAAGGACCAACCATTGGCGCCAGTGATAACTACACAGCAGAGAACACAGCAAATAACTTGGCATTTGGTAGACCTCCTGTTTGTATATTGAGAATTGGAGATTTCTACTACACTAAGATAGTTATTGAGAATTTCTCAGTTAATTTCGACCCAATGTTATGGGATTTGAACGCAGAAGGAATTGGTGTTATGCCAATGATTGCTGATATTACGTTGAGATTCAAGTTCATCGGTGGAAGCAGTCTTGCTGGACATATTTCAAGGCTTCAGAATGCTGTTTCATTCAACTATTATGCTAATACTGAGGTATATGATAATAGAGCTGAATTGGCAGAGTATGATGAAAATGGTAATCTTACAAAATTTGCTCCATATAATCCAACTAAATAATTTAAAATATGGCATCTTACGATAGATATTATAAATTTAGAAAAAATGGAAGTATCTTACACGTTCCATATATAGAGATACCTAAAAGGTCAACTGATTACTACACTTATTATAGGGTAGGCAAGACTAGGTTAGATTTATTGTCATATCAATACTATGGCGATGCTAACTATGATTGGCTTATAATGCAAGCCAATCCTGAATATGGTTCTTTGGAGTTTAAAATACCTGATGGAGCAAGATTAAGAATACCATACCCACTTGATAGTGTTATTTCACAATACAATAATGATGTTGATGTATATGATGAATTATACGGATTAAACTAGTAAACAATGGGAAAAACTAAAGTTCAAGAAATTGTTAATAATGTTATATATGTTGAGCCTAATTACCTCAATTCTGTTGAACAGACTGATGTAAATGGGCTTAACACTTATGAGTTTGCCCCACCTCTTGAAGATTATAGTATATTTGTCAACTTAGAAGTAGAAATTAGGGGAAGAGAAGTACAATCTAGTAAGTCAGCAGGAAATTCAACTCTTGTCATGAGTTATCAAACATCTATTGATGGTAAGAGTACTATTAACTTTATGCAAGGTTCTAAAATTCCTCTCGGTGACAGTGACGTTACAATGAATTCTTTGACAACAAATTACACAGATATATTTCTTAAAGATTTAAAGGAAAAGGGGCCTACTACAGAAATGTTTGGAATTAGTTCAATTGACATTTCATTTAACTCATATTTTACCCCACAAGTTACTATAGAATTTGTTGATGTACGTGGTGCTTCATTGTTTGCTAGAAGAGAGGCGCAAGATACAAATAGTAATGTAGATGCTGCAATTAATAGTGGAAATCAAAAAGATATTGCAAACACATTCTTTCAGTGTTTCTTTACATATCCTTTCCCAAAGTATAGGCTATTAGTTAAAGGCTTCTATGGAAAGCCTATATCATATGAATTGGCATATTCAGATTTTAGGGCAAGATTTGACTCAAATACAGGTAATTTTAATTGTACCGCAAAATTCGTTGGCTTCCAATATTCATTTTTAAATGATGTTACTATCAATGGTATTGTTTGCGCACCTTATTCAGATTATATTGGTTCAAAATATTGGGAAGAAAGAGAATTCAAACTTAAAGGTGTTGATGGCGACCTTAGACCAATTCCAAAATTAGGAAAACTTTTGCGACAGATGAAACAGATTGTGACTAATGCTGAAAAGAAGTCTCAATCAGACCCTGCTGTGCAAGAAAAAATACTATTGGAACAGAAGTCTAGTGCTTATGCATCGGTTGAAAATGCTTATATGGAATATGCAAATTCTATCAGAAAATCAATTAAGGAAGGACTTTATAAAGAAGAACAGATATTATATACAGTAAACGCTAAAAATGGTTCTATAAAGGGCATGGTATATTTATGCCCTGAAGATAATAATGCAAGATTTGGCGAATATGTTAAGGATAATAGTAAAGAAAGTGGAGGTCTTATTGATGGAACATATAAGGCTCTTATCGAGAAAGTTGATGATTATAATAAACAATTCCCTGATGAACAATTACCAAAGCCTCCAAATTTTCTTGAAGAGCACCCAGCACGAAGAATTGTAAATCTTCAAAACGATGAACTACGTGGTGCTGTTGCTACTAATTTAAATAAAGACGTAAAAGAAAAATTCCCTGAGCTATATAACGCCTTTGTAAAAGGGGTTCATAATGGTAATAAATCCGGAAAGAGAAACCCATTGCTGGATTATAGGAAAGGATATTTCTATCATGATAATAAATTTAGTCAGACATTAGAGAAATATAAGGAAGCAAACAGTAATAAGGAAGAAGAAGTTGTAAAGAAGCTATCAAATCTAGCAACAGATGAAATAGCTAAAGAACTTGGTTTTATTCCTACTATTGAAAATGTTACTAAAATCTTGATGGCGCATTTTGAAACATTTGCATATATGATTTTAAAAACTGCGCAATATATTAGTGGTCAAGAGCCTCCAAGAACATTAATGTCATTACAAGTTTCTGATAGAAGCGACTTGAGTGATGTTCCTAGACCTGAAGTCAGAGTACCGCCGTTCCCAAAGGTTTCTAGAATTGTGGAAAGTGAAGGAACTACCACAAGACAAGAGGCTTGGGTCGGAGATTATAATGGTGACTTTAGAGAAAAGGACTTAGTTCATGGATTGATTAATGGTGCAAAGGAAATAGCAAAAGATGTAAACAACTATCTTAATAATACTGAGGGGGCTTCCGGAGAATCAGGCGCAGAAGAAGATACGCCTAAATCAGTCACAAAATACCCTACATCACCAATAGATTTAGCAACAAAGGGTAAACCTTATGCTAATAATATACTTGATTCAAATGACCCATCTACACTATTAGGTTTGGTTGGGTTAAGAGCAATGCAAATATTTGGCACAACAAACTTTTCTGATTGGGGTTCAAATGCAGAATCATTAGGTATAGCTGAAGCTGAAAACTTACTTGCTGACAACGTATTAAGCAAGGAAATGAAGGAAAAGATGTCAAGTATACAGCCTAATGACGTTATCGAAATGATGAAAGGTAACGAAACAGATAGTATTAAGAAACCTGGTGATGGAAGCAAACCTTGGCCTTGGAGAGTTGATGCTGGAAATAATGACGGAATAATTGATGATAAAGGAAATCTTATCATATGTAAGGTGAAGGGTAATTATTTTGCAATACCTTTCCAAAATTTGTCATGGCCTAAGATAATGAATGATATTGTTCATTCTACACAAGGAGAAAAAGCAGTCCATTCAAATGACTATATCAATACATACCATAAGGTAGCGAAGACCAATGTATTTTCATTTGATACTAACATAAATAAATTCAAAGATATTGTTGAAGAACAAGTTACTGGAATTGATGGTTTAGATTACTATCAGAAGAAAATGTTGGATGAATGTAAATACGACTCTTCAAAATATGAAGATAAATACCTAAATAGCGATGCAAAGAAAGTCATTGCATATATTATAGAAGACGCTGATAAGATTGTACCTACAGAGGGTTCTTGTATGTTTCCTACATCATCAAAGGCATTTGCAGATAAATCTTTCAAACACGGCTATAACATGAACTACTTTAACGATGAACATCCTGGTAACGGCGGAAGTGGTCAGTTATATGTTATGGGATGGTACGATAAAGACGGAAAAGAGGTAAAGAGAATTGCAGACAATGGATATAAAAATTACATTGAAGAATTAAATTCTCGTGAGTTTACATTTACAGAATTCCCTGGTGTAGATACAGATTTAAAGGCTAATAGAGATACGTCTATATTTGGTCAAGAATTGTACTATTTACAAAAAAGCAATAAGTCAAAAGCATTATTGTTCTTGGCTTCACTTGGCTATGCATTTGATTATAAAGCAGCAATAAATGACTTTATGTGCAATAGTAGTGAGACGATGACAGTAATGCCATTGCCATCATTAATGTTTATGGGGGCATTGCTATGGGCACATACAACAAAAGAAGGAAGGGCTAGTACAATGGGATTTGACTTAGGCGCAAAAGGCTTTGAGTACGCTAGCGAACTTAATAAATTAGGAACATTAAGTGTTGATGTTCAGAAAATGCTTGTTAAAACATTTGAGAAATGGGTTTCTAGTGGCGTACAAGGAAATTCTATGCTTAAGTCATTTGACGCTATTAGGTCAGGTCTTGAATTGCATTTTACAAAGAGGTCCCCTAGTGAATTCTTTAGAAATATTGGAGAATTAGAAGATGAAGGATTCTTTGGGCAAAAGAATACATCTTGGCTTGAAAAATTTAAAGGAAAAGAACGAAATTATAAATGTTTAATTGATTTCTTTAAAAATGAGTTAGATGAAAATTTCTTTAGAAATTATATAACAGTAGATGAAGACAGAGGTGGAAGCACATCTGACCATACAAGAGGTATAAGATTAGGTAATAGAGATGGAGGTCCTAGTACTTTGTTGGCAACAGACTTTGCATTAGCAGGATGTTCATTTATTAAAAATAGCAGATTCTTTAATAGAGGTAATGAAAATAGTGTAAATGTTAATCCTGGTACGTTAAGTTCATTCTTTAAAGGATTCTTAGACAGAATACACGAAGAGCCTATTGAAGAACCATCTGATATAAACACTCAGGTATCACAAGCAGCTGACCCTGAAGTAAATGATGATATTAAAATCGGAGTTTATAGATATTGTAAGCTAATATATGATAAGTGGATTGCTGGATTAACAGAAGATGACTTTAGAAAGAATTGGACAATGGAAGCCTTCTTTGAAGATGATGATAAGTATTTCTATTTCATAGATTCTTATTATAACAAAGCAGATTTCATACCTGTTAATATAGCAGATTTTCTAGAAAAAATTGCAAGTAACTGGACTGTTCATCAGCAATACTCTTTATGTAGTTTATTGGATAATATACAAGACAATAATAAGTTCTTGTTCTTCTGTGTTCAGAATTTTGCTGATTTTGGAAAGTTGGAAAATCTTGAGAGAGTATTTGATACTGTTCCATATACTGAAATGGAAGAGTTCAGAAGACACCCTAATTTTGTAGTGGTATATCCATATGAGGCATCAAGTTGGTTGGATGATGTTACTAATGGAGAATATAATAATGATGGCTTTATGATAAATCAGCCAAATAGTACTACTAATAAATGGCCAGAACCATTAACAAGTGCTAACTATAATGGTGGTGAATCATATAGAATCCCTGCTTTTGGGGTGTCTTACGGAAAGATGTATCAAAGTTACTTTAAGGACATTGATGTTTCAATGGATAACCCTGTTGTTACTGAAAGTGTTTTACAATCTGTATATGATATTGCATCATTGAATAGTGAAGATAATCAAACTGGCGACCAATCAAAGTTGTTCGTTTATGGACAGGATTTGTATGCTGTTTATGGTAACTATTCATATACTTGTAATGTTACAATGATGGGCTGTGCTTGGATTCAGCCATTGATGTATTTTGTGCTTAATAATGTACCATTGTTTAGAGGAACTTATTTGATACATAATGTTACCCATCATATTGAACCTGGCAATATGACAACCAAATTTATGGGTAAGAGAATGTCAAACATTTGTACAAGAATAGCAGAACATCTATCTCAAAGAGCAAGGCTTGACCAAACAGGAAAAGGTGAAAATAATGGTAATATTATTGGAATTGAAAACAATAATGCAGGTGTTAACAACGATTGTGAGTATCAGACATTCCCATTAGAAGCAGGTAGTACAACCGCTAACTCAGGAGGTATAGAAGGATTTAAGAAAATTCTTCTGGAAAATGAAGGTGGGTGGTCAAATAACCCAAACGATAAAGGCGGATGCACAATGGCAGGAGTTACAATAGGTACATACAGACAATATTATGGCGTAAATAAAACTTGTAACGACCTTAAAAACATATCTGACGCTCAATGGAATAACATTATGAGAACTTATTGGGACGCATGGAGAGCGGATGAGATAAATAATAAGTCTATAGCATACTTACTTGTTGATTGGCTTTACATGGGTGTATATGGTTTATACTACCCACAAGAAGTACTTGGAACAAGTAGAAGTTATCCAGCCAAAGCCGCTGATATTAAAGCAATTAATAGTTATCCTAACCAAAGGGAATTGTTTAATAAACTTTGGAATAGGAGAAAGCAGTACATTATTGCTTTGTCTAAACAACCTAAACAAAGTGTTTTCTTAGAAGGTTGGCTAAATAGACTTAATAAATTCAAGTTCTCTGAATCAGTACCAACTAATAAGTCATCTGATAGCACAGCAAACACTAAGAAAGGTGGCATATCAGAATTAGCATTAGGTTTTGTTAATGCTCTTAATCAAACGGCAGATTCATCTAATTCAGGTGCAAAAGCAGGAATTGATGAAAGCAAGAGTAAAGGAAACACTGTTTATCTAACTAACATAAACAATAGTGGTAGTTTTGGAGATATGTTTGATATGATGTTGCAAGGATATGGCGATAAGATAGAAACTATCAAGTGGATTGTTCCTGGTGACGGACAGAATCAAAGTTCAACTCCTGCGGGATATATTGTTACGGTTAAGGAAGGTAGTAGTGCCACAAAGATAATTGTTGTTTCTGAGAAAAATACCGATTCTCCTATTGGCGTTGTAAACGTATCTAAAGGTGAAGATTCAAGCGGTATGCATAATTCATTCTGTAAAGCTTTGGTTAAGAAATATAAGTCAAATACACCTGAATTAAGGTCTGATACCAATAATGCTCTAAGTGATTACGATGCTCTATTTGGAGAAAAGAGATATGAAATAGTGTCTTGTGGAAGTTCATTAAATGTAAGTGGCGATGCAGAAAGCGTTACAAATTCAGGAGGTGGTGGAAAAGAAAATGAGACCGATTATATTGGAAATTGGAATGTTGGAAAATTTGTTGAAAGATTGCATTATTGGAGAGACCATATTTGCGGCGGTCCAAAGAAAGGCGGATGCGGATTATGTACTAGTGTACCAAACAGAGCGCTAAAAGAGTCAGGTTTTGGAGATAAATATTGGGGTCATTATCCTTGGAATGTTTATGATAAGATGAAAGCAAGTAATAGCGATTTCGCTGAGATTTCTCATGGCGTTCAGAGTAACTTGGATGAATTGAAATTCCCACAAACGCCTCAAAAGGGTGATGTTTGTACTATGTGGAAGAGTGGTAGAAAAGGTGATACCAATAAAAAGACTAACAATTTCCATACATGCGCATTTGATGGCAAAAATTGGATTTCCGACTTTACTCAAAATAGCTGTAACGTTTACAGAAATGAGAAAAAATACGGAAGATTCTCACTTGAATGGCATTTATTTAGGCACAAATAATTTCTTTTTTTGAAATGTTTTTTGTATATTTGCAAAAAAATATTGAAAAACATGAACAAATTAGGTTATATTGTGTCTGACAAAAAGATTAATAATGTTAAGGGTTTTGTTGAGGTAGTTAGCGATATTTCGTTAGCTGACCCAACAAAACCTATTTTAATTGTCGGAATTGATAATGCAAAAAAATATATTGATAATTTTTCAATTCTTGAAAAGAACCCAAAGGAAAACTTGTTTTGGACTTTCAGAAAAAACGAAAGTAGGGTTGATTTTGAGCACGATATAAATTATTTTTATAATTTTATTATATATAATATTATTAATAATATAAAATATTATTATATTAATATACTAGATTTAAGATATAATAAAATAAAAAAATTATATAATATATTATTTTCCAATGAAAAAAAATATATTTATATAAGTAATAATATGATTTATGTATTATATGAAAAGGACAAAATTCTCGGAATTTCGTTGAGTATCATCGAATACATAAAAGTAGATATATCAAAAATCTTTAAAAAGATATATTCAATAAAGGAAAATATAATTTGCACGAACACAGTAGACTGTGTTAAGGAGATTAAATCCGAAATTGGAAATAAAAAATACGTAGTTCCGTATTTTATGTCAATACTCTAAAAATATCATGTCTAAAAAAGGAATAATCATAGGAACGTTTGTTAACAAAACACGAATCTTATCATTTTTGGAAACATTGAGATACAAGTTCAGCGTAAAACTTGATAAAGTGTTTGTTTATACAATCAATACCAACAATAAAGAATATCTTGTAACCTTTAAAACATACGATAAAGATAAGTTTATTAAGAAACTACCTTGTTCAACCATTATGCATGTCAAGAATGGTTGTATTTTTTCTATTAATGCTCTTAATAAACTTATAGAGCATGATTATAACTTTGCTGATAAAAAACCATACAATGAAGTTGAGATAAACTGGGACAATTACAAAGATAAACTTATAATATTAACTAATGGAAATCTAAATATTAACGATTTGTCAAAAATTGAGGATAAATGCTCTTTTTTTAGTTAAAAAGATATTTATATATAAAATAAAAGAACTATGGCATTTATATTTAAAAAGTCTCAAGACATTAAGCCGGTAAAAAAACACCCGGTTTATGTAACACCTGAAAATAATAAGACAGATAATAAGAAAGTTATGGATAAGATTTCAATGGCTGAGTCAATTATCAATGACGAACCGAAAGCAGTAAAGAGAATTAAGAAAGACAAGGGTCTTATTGAGAGAACAGAAAGTTCAAAAACTATTCTAACGGAAGATAATAAGCAACTTTTAGTAGATTAAATTTAAAACGATGGCAGACTACAAATATTTAAAAGAAAATAATCTTTTTGAAGCCCATATGCGATTTATGAAGGCTATAGGGGAGTCATTTGGTTATAGTCCGTTAGAAGAGGCGGATGATGACCAAAATCAGCAAGACCCTATGGGTGGTGGCGCACCCGGAGGAGCGCCTGATGGAGGAATGCCTCCTGCTGGAGGAGACCCTATGGGCGGCGGAGCACCTGGTAGCGCACCTGATGCAACGGGTGGGGCACCTGGTGGAGACCAAATGGCAGGTGGCGCACCCGGAGGAGCGCCTGATGGAGGAATGCCCCCTGGGGGAGACCCTATGGGAGGCGGAGCACCTGGAGCAGACCCAATGGGCGGTGGTATGCCTGGAGAAGACCCTATGGGAGGTATGCCTGGTGGACCTGAAGGTCTTGAAGAGGGTGAACCTGAAGAAGATGAAAATGTAATTGACGTTGATGACCTTACAAAGGCTCAAGAAGAGGTTAATGATAAGGTTAATTCATTGGGTAAGGATTTGGGTAAAGTAGACACAAGAATTGAAAAATTACTTGGTGCTATTGAAACTCTACAGGGATTATTTGATAGAAACAATCAAGAAATCGAAGACCTTAAAAAGGAATTTGAAAAAAGAAATCCTACACAGACTGAAAAATTAAATCTTCGTTCTTTAGATTCATATCCATTCAAAGTTAAGCCTACTGATTACTGGGCAGATAAAGCTAAAGACAGCAACTATTCAGCATATTCAGATAACGGAGAGCCAACATCAATGGAATATGTTATAACAAATGATGATGTTGATGATTTCAACGAAAGAGAAATGAACGATAGTTTTGCAGTTGCTGACGAATTAGACCAAGACATCAAGAAGATATTCGGATTAAGTTAATTGGTTTAATAAAATATTTTATTCCGTCAGCTAGTTTAAAAAAAGCTGACGGAATATTTTTTAATCTCAATTTTTTTTTGTATATTTGTAATATGAATTTAAGTATCAATTTATGATACATTTTAATAATTTTTAAACTTTATGGCAGAAAAGATTTTAGGCGCGAACATTGACGCGAATTCAGTGGCAGAGCAGTATGAAAAAGAACACGCTGCAACAACTACAACTAAGAAAAAGACAGAATTTGATGAGAAAAATTATCTTCAAGCACGTTTAAAGCCTGGAGAAAAATCTAAAACACTTACAATTAGACTATTACCGTTCTCCCCTGAAGGTGGTAGCCCATTCAAGAAAGTTTTTATTCACACAGTTAAGGTCAACAAGGAGTTAAGTCCTGGAGGTTGGCGTACTTTCGTGTGCCCTACACACAATGAAATGGGTGATAAGTGCCCATTCTGTGAGGTTTCAGCAAAGGCAAAGGAACTTAGACACACTGCACCATCAGAAGTAGAAAAGAAAAAGTATGGTGACATTGAGTTTATGAACCGTGCAAAGGCTGCATGGATTGTAAGGTGCATTGAGAGAGGACACGAAGAGGATGGAGCAAAGTTTTGGCTATTCAACGATTCTGCAAAGAAAGATGGAGTTTATGATAAGATTATGAACATCTATTTCGAAAGAAAGAAAGCAGCAGAGAAGAAAGGTAAGACTAGCAATATCTTTGACCTAAATGAAGGTAAGGACTTAATCGTAACTCTTACGAAGGATGATAATGGAAAAACTGTTACAAAGGTTGTTGATGATGAAGACAAGACACCATTAACTGAGGATTATGAGCAGGGAATGGCTTGGATTAATGACAGCAAACAATGGAATGAAGTTTACACCGTTAAGTCTTATGAGTATATGTCAATAGTAATTAAGGGTGGAGTGCCTGTATTTGATAAGGCACAAAACAAATACATTGATGTAGAAGAAAAGAAGGAAGAGGAAAAGAAGGCCGCAGAGGAAGAGTTGAAGGAAAACTTGACCGAACACACAAAGGACTTTTCAGATTTCCCAAGGGAAGAAAAAGAAGATAAGTCTGCTGGTGGTATAATAATTGATGGCGAGGATGACTTACCATTTTAACAAATAATTTATAATGGCGAAATTATATTTTCATTATGGAGTTATGGGTAGTTCAAAATCTTTAAGGTTATTGGCAACTGCCCATGACTTTGACGAAAAAAATATACCGATTATAGTTCTTAAGCCATCAGCTGATACAAGGGATGGTGAAAACATGGTTAAATCAAGAGCAGGATTAGAAAGAGAATGTATTTCTATTGAGCCAACAATCAACATTTACACGGTTGTTAATGAATTTAATCACATAAGAATGGCAACAGATGAGGAAATGATAAAATGGATATTGGTTGATGAATGCCAATTCCTAACGGAAGAGCAAGTAGACCAATTATCTGACATTGTTGATTTCCTTGGAGTTAATGTTATGTGCTATGGCTTAAGAACTGATTTTAAATCAAAATTATTCCCAGCGTCAAAAAGATTATTTGAATTGGCTGACGAAATAGAAGAAATCAAAACAAGTTGTACTTGTGGCTACAAGGCATCAATAAATGCAAGATTTAGCCCTGAAGGAAGAATTATCACAGAAGGAAGCCAAATACTTGTAGGTGGCGATGACCTTTATCACGCAATCTGTAGAAAGGATTGGAAAAAATTAATAAGGGAAAAAGATAAATAGTTATGAAACAAGCGATAAAGAAAAAAACCTTTACAAGACCAACAACAGATGATATTAAGAGTTTGTTGGGATTTAATACGGAAAAGCCAAAAGGCCCTGTTAAAATGAGTGAATTAAAAACATCAAATGCTGAAAAGGAAACTGAATTCATTGTTTTACCACAAGCATTTGAAAATGCACTTAAAATTCCTGGAATTCCAAAGGGCTATTTAACAATCACTACAGGATGGTCAAATACAGGTAAATCAACAATCAAGAATTGCCTTATTGCTGCTTGTCAGCGAGAGGGAATCCTATCTGTTGTTTATGAAACAGAAGGAAACTTTGATTGGAAATATGCTATGGATTGTGGAGTTAAGGCAGAACCTATCTATGGTGAGATTTACGATGAAGAAACTGGTGAGGTGACAGAAGGTATTGTTAACTATAAAGCAGAAAACGTTGTATATTACGATTCAACAATTTTGGCTGAACAATATGGAGATATGGATTACTCAGCAGGAAAGAAAGTGTCTAAAAAGAGAAAGGAAGCCGTTCTTGAAGATATTGCATATTCAATGAACACAATCCTTGACTTACAAGACGAAGGAAAGATAATGCAGCCAGTATGCTTTATTTGGGATAGTATTGGTTCAATTCAGTCATTCAAGTCTTATATGAGTAAGACAGGAAACAATATGTTCGATGCCGGAGCAATATCACAAGCCTTTAACAACCTTATTAATAACAGAATACCTTCATCAAGAAAGGTAAGTGAACCTTATACAAACACATTCTTCTGTGTTAATAAGATATGGAATGATTCAATGAATGGAATGCCTGGCGTTCCTTCTATTGAACTAAAAGGCGGTAAGACTATGTTCTATGGGGCAAGACTAATTATTCACCTTGGAGGCGTTGCAAAAGCCGCTGTTAAGGAATTAAAGGCAACAGCCAAGGGTGAGAATTTTAAGTATGGAATTGTAACAAAAGTAAAGACAACAAAGAATCAGTTACCTACCCCATACAATGTCACTTATGAAGGAACAATGTGCTGCGTACACAATGGATTGATTTCAGAGGAAGAAATTGATGACTATAAGAAGAATAATATTAAATTGATTCTTGAAAATCTAGATAAACAAAGGAAGAAAGACGGTAAAGAGGCTGTTGCTGATATTACAGAAGCAGATTTGGAATATACCGAGGAAGAAACCTTTGATGAATAAAAAGAAAAGAGCAACCTTAAATGGCTGCTCTTTTTTTTATGGGTGTCTTCTATTACGTTGATTTCTCTGATTTATGAATTTCTGTAGTCTAGCTTGCTGTGCCCCATATCCATTTGGCTTTAGTGAAGCATAAAGCAATGTAGGCTTATCGATTTCAACACTAACCTTGGCATTATTCTTAGCAAATTGGCTAAGACCATTTAAGTTTCCATTTATAGGTGTGAAATCTAACTTTTTAGCAGCATCCTTATCTGGTAATATTACATGTAATCCATTATTCATACTTCTATACGCAAACAATGGTGTTATTCCTGCATCTTGTATGATTTTCATTGCCATGCTTATATCTTTGAAATCGTCTGAGTCGATGTCAATGAAGCATAACGGTCTATCAGGCGCGTCAAAACTTCTTCCTGCTGCGAATGCCATAGGGTTATTACCAAAATGTCTTGCTAAACTGCTATTTTTTGCAAATCTTGCTGCATATATCTGTGTATATTTATCAACAACTGCCTTTGAACGTGCGTTTAGATATATATATGCTCTTGCTCCTTGCTTTTTGCACTTATCCTTTATTGCTTGTTCAGCAGAATCAAATTCTTGCTGTGACTTGAAATAATATTGGCCAATGAATTGTCTTGAATGATTCATTGAAGGATTATCTTTCTTTCTACGTATTAATTCAACAAAGTAAAGTGTGTCGCCAGGGTTTTTGAAATTCATAATATCTCTTACGTTTTGGAAATTATCAATTTCAACTGTTCCATCTTGTGATTCAACCCTATCTTCCTGTATCATTTCATTAATTGATTGGCGTAAGGCTCTTCTAATTATATTTTCGTTTATAAACATATTATTTATTTTTATTTATAAATATTTATAGATAATTAAAACTATAGTTAAATATGACAATTACAAATGAACTTAGGGATTTATTTAGAATAGTTCGTACTAAGATTGGTGCGCCTATACGTATTGTTCAGTTAGAAGATGAGCAATTATGTGACCTTCTTGAGGTTGCAGTGGGTGACTATGCATCTTATGTTCAGAACTGGGTGATTGAATCTCAATGGTTAAATATGATGGGAAATAACTCTCTTATTGGAAATCCTTCTGAGTTGGCATTTGCACTTAGCACAAGAACACTTGATTGGTCAAGGGATTGGTCTGAATGGTTTTCAAAAGAGGTAGGATTGCAGCAAAGAGGTACAAGATGGGAATTAAAGAAAGACTTCTTCCAAATTGAAAAGGGAAAACAAGTGTATGTAATTCCGGCAGGACGTGAAATCAATAAGGTTATGTACATTACTCCATCAACAACAAAGGCTGCTTTGTATGGTAACTTGGGTACACTTGATACAGGTATCGCAGGAGGTTATGGACAATATGGTAATATGGGTAATGGTATGGGTATTACTGGTTTCTACATTGGTTCATCTTATGACACAGCACTTATGGCTGCTGACTTGAAATATAAGAACTCATTGCTTCGTGGCGATTTGGCTTATCAAGTAACAGCAGGACCAAATGGAACACACCTTGTTCACTTGTTATCAACTCCTGGTTCTCCAAATATGGTTGGTGGTATTGCTGCTGACGATACTTGGGGATGGAATAGATACCATTCTTGCTATTGTTGGTACACATATTATGATGTCGGTGATAATGATGGTTCAGTAGAACAATGTTTACTTGACAATAAGGATTCAATTCTTATTACCCCTGACCAAATACCATTGAATAAGATGAGATATGAGTTGCTTAATGAACCAACACAGCAAACGGTAAGACAGTTGCTTGTTGCAGAGGCTATGATTACTCTTGGTATCATCAGAGGTACATATAGTGGTGTGGTTAAGATACCTGAAGCAGAAATGCAGATGGATTATAATATGTTGCTTGACCTTGGAAAGCAAGATAAGGAAAGAGTATTGAATGAATTGAAGGAAAGGCTTGATAGAATGCTACCTTGGAACTTGATGAAGAATCAGGCAGACATGAATGATAGTTTATTGAAGGTGTTACAGATGAAACCAATGCCTTTCAACTTTATGGTAAGATAATAATTGAAATATACATAGATATGAGACAACTAATAAGATTAACAGAGTCAGACCTTCATAGAATTGTAAAAGAGTCCGTAAGAAAAGCCTTACGCGAAATAAACGAAGATGGCACGATGACCTATAAGGGTCAAATTTTTAAGTACAAAGGCGATTATGATGCAAAACAGAAAAAGGCTTATCTTGGATGGAGAAAGGCCATAGATGACGCAGAAGCAAGAGAAAGAGGTGAGGAAGTCCCAGAGCCAGTAAAGCCTAAAAGAACAATAAAGTCTAAAACTGTCGATGACGCAATTGGAGAAGACCAAGCATCACCAAAGGGATTGGCTGCTAATGTTAAAAAACTAGTGTATGATACAGCATTGGCTAG